GTAATGCAAGTTCACTTGATGTTTATTCATATACTATTATTAAAACTGGATCAGCTACGTTTACAGCGTTAGCTTCTCAAACACAGTTTGCGTAATAAAAATTAGGAGGAGAAAGATTATGCCACTTATAGGAACATTTGGAGCAGGATCAGGAAGAGGTTTTGGTCAACAAGGAGGTAAACTTACCTTTATAGAAGCTACTGGTGGTACTGTAAGCACAACGGGGAATTACAAAATTCATACGTTTACAGGGCCAGGAACTTTTTGTGTAAGTGCAGCATCATCTGATTCAACTCTTAATGAAGTTTCATATTTAGTAGTAGCTGGAGGTGGCGGCGCTGGACAACACTATGGTGGTGGCGGAGGTGCTGGAGGATTCAGAGAAGTAGAAAGTCCAACTTCACCTTATACATCTAGTCCCTTAAATGGTTATTCAAACGCTCCAAATAGAGTAACAGTTTCAGCTTCTCCTTATTCTATTACCGTAGGCGGTGGTGGAAATGGATCTCCTGGAGGTCCAACTACCCCTGTTCCAGGTTCTCCTGGCGGTGTTTCTACTTTTTCAACAATTACAGCCGCAGGTGGTGGCCGTGGAGGGGGTGGAAACCCAGGTCATTATAATGGCGCGCCTGGTGGATCAGGCGGCGGTGGCGGTGATACAGGTAATGGTGCTGGAAATGATCCACCTACAACTCCTGCTCAAGGACATGCTGGAGACGGTCCTTATGGCGGTGGAGGCGGTGCTCTTGCTCAGGGTTCAGGTAGTCCAACTTATGGCGGAAGTCCAGCCGGCGGTGGTCAAGGAGCCGGAACTCAAATTAATCCAAGTTGTTCTGTTGGAACAAATGGTCCATCTCCAACTTCTAGCACAAGATATTTCGCTGGTGGTGGCGGTGGTTTAGGTTCACCTTCGTGTATGCCTGGACGTACTCTTGGTGGCGGTGGTCATAACGATACTGCTGGTATTGCTAATACTGGTGGTGGCGGAGGTGGCGACAAAGGAAACGGCGCTAGTGGAATCGTAATTATAAGGTATCAATATCAATAATGGCACATTTTGCAAAAATAACAGAAGATAATAAAGTCATTCAAGTATTAACGCTTGATAACAAAGATGCGTTAAATGCTGATGGTGTTGAAACAGAATCAGTAGGACAGCAATATTTAGAAACACATAACAACTGGCCTGCACATTTATGGATTCAAACTTCTTACAACACTAAAAGCGGTAAATATTTGAATAGCGATAACACAGAACATTCTGATCAATCAAAAGCATTTAGAGGAAACTACGCAGGTATAGGTATGGAATGGGATAGTGATAATCAAATCTTTTGGCCTGAAAAACCTTTTTCTTCTTGGGTAAAAGATACTACAACTGCAAATTGGAAATCACCGATTGGTGATCCTCCTGCATTGACCGCAGAGCAAGAAAATCAAAATACAGCTGGAACTCACAGATGGGGTTACGAGTGGAATGAAGCTAATCAATCTTGGGACTTGACAGACAAATTAGCTTAGATAATATATCGTTTTTACGATATGAGAAAGAAAGTATTAACAGAGCAAGCTTTATATTACGGTGATATTTCAATGCCAAAAGGTTTTGAAATAAATGCTTTAGAATTATCACAATCAGTTTTTAAATCTTTATATAATAAAAAAGATTTTTCTTTTTCAAAAGATTTTGAAAGATTAAATACTTATATTCAAGAATATATAAATCTTAACTATCGAATAAGATTAATTAATAAACAAAGCTGGGGAAGTGTTTATATTCCAAATGAAAAAACAGAACCTTTATTACATATTGATCCTGTCGATTTAATAAACTCACCTGATTATATATGTCTATATGGAATTAATACAATTAATTGTATGGTTAGAATTTTTTACGATGATAATAGAAGAAAAGGAAGATCATGGGATATAGAGTTAAAAGATAATATGTTTGTTATGTTTCCATCAACAAATATGTATTATATAAATAATAAACAGAAAGAATCTTTAAATTTTGTGCAAACAATAACTTATGAATATATCTAATTATTATTGGTATTTTCCTAGTGTACTTACACCAAAGTTTTGCGATGATGTAATAGCGTATGCTAATGCACAAAAAGAAGAAATGGCTAGAACTGGNAGTTATGATAAAAAAAAATTAAATAATGAAGAAATTAAAAATTTACAAAGAAAAAGAAAATCAGATTTAGTATGGTTAAATGATACTTGGATATATAGAGAACTACATCCATACGTGCATGAAGCTAATAGAAATGCTGGTTGGAACTTTGATTGGGAAAGATCTGAATCGTGTCAGTTTACAAAATATAAGTTAAATCAATATTACGATTGGCATTGTGATAGTTGGGATAAACCTTATGATAAACCAAACACACCAGATCACGGTAAGATTCGAAAACTATCTATGACCTGTCAATTAACAGATGGCTCAGAATACACAGGTGGTGAATTAGAATTTGATTTTAGAAATTATGATCCACACATGAGAGATGAAAGTCAACATTTGAAAAGAGCAAAAGAAATTTTACCAAAAGGCTCTATCATTGTATTTCCTTCTTTTGTTTGGCATAGAGTTAAACCAGTAACATCAGGCACAAGATATAGTCTTGTTGTTTGGCATTTAGGAAGGCCTTTTAAATGAAAATATTAATTGTAGGTGGTGGAAGTGCAGGGTGGATGACAGCAGCCACTTTAGAATCACAGTTTCCAAATTATAAAATATCGTTACTTGAATCTAAAAATATATCTACGGTTGGTGTAGGTGAAAGCACTCTTGGTCAAATAACTGATTGGATGAGATTACTTAAAATAGAAGATAAAGACTTTATTAAATATGTAGATGGAAGTTATAAACTTAGTATTAAATTTACAGATTTTTATAAGAAAGGAGAAGCTTTTCATTATCCATTTGGAAAACCTGCCATTGAAGGAAGCAAAGCAGATACGAATGATTGGTGGTTTAAAAAAATGTTATACCCAAAAACTCCTTATTCAGATTATGCCGATTGCACATATCCATTGCAAATGGCTTATGTTAATGAAAATAAATTTGACATAAATGAGGTGCAAAGAGCTTATCATTTTGATGCTACTAAATTTGGTTTATGGTTAAAAAATAATTACTGTAAAAAAATAAAACATATTCTTGATGATGTTGTTTCTGTAGAACAAGATAAAAATGGAATCAAATCTTTAAATAACAAATATAAAGCTGATTTATATATAGACTGTACGGGGTTTAAATCTTTACTATTAGATAAAACTTTAAAAGAACCTTTTGAATCATACTCCAATATGTTACCCAATGATTCTGCTTGGGCTACAAAAATACAATACAAAGATAAAGAAAAAGAATTAGTACCCTATACTAATTGCACAGCTATTGAAAATGGATGGGTATGGAACATACCTTTGTGGTCACGAATAGGTACAGGATATGTATATTCAAGTAAGTTTGTAGATGATGATGTTGCATTAAAACAATTTAAAAAACATCTTGGAAGAGATGATTTAGAATTTAAAAATATAAAAATGAGAGTAGGTATTCATAACAGATTATGGGTTAAGAATGTAGTTGCAATTGGATTGTCGGCTGGATTTATAGAACCATTAGAAAGCAATGGTTTATACACTGTTCATGAATTTTTAATAAAATTAGTTAGAAATTTACAAAGAAAAAAAATATCACAATGGGATAGAGATAACTTTAATTATCAATGTAAGCATATGTTTAAAGAATTTTCTGAGTTTGTGGGATTACACTATGCCTTGTCTCATAGAGATGACACTGAGTATTGGAAACATTGTTCAAATAAAACTTGGGACAATAGTTTAATAAATTTAGAACACAGAGCTTTTTCTGGTTTTAAAGAAGCTGTATATAATAGAACTTATCATTTTAAATTTCCTAAATATACAGGTTTAAATTGTATAGCTGCTGGTATGCATTGGTCACCAACTGATAAAATATCTTTAATTAAAAATGGTGGTTTACCCGAAGAATATCTTGAAAAAGAATTTGATAACTGTATAAATAACTTAAATAAAAGAAAGAAACTATGTCAACAATTAGTTAAAAATAAACCGAGTTTATTTTCAGTTTTAAATAATATATATAAAACATAGGAGAAATTAATGAGTAAAGTACATGAAATAAAGAATGTTTTAAACAGTTTTGAGTTAAAACATTTTTACAGATTATTGCTTAATAATAATTGGTCTATTGATTCTTCTTATAACAACGATGTGTATACCAATTTTTATCCAATGTTTAGAGTTTCAGATGGAGATAATGTTTATCACCCATTTTGGTTTGGATTATTTTCTGGCCTTGTATCTTCTATTAACAGTAGACTTAGGAAAGAAAAAAAATTTGATTTAGGAAGTTATCATATTAAAAAAATTATATTGAATGCGCAACATAGTTCAAGCAAATTTCATTTTCATGAACATCGAGATTATAGACACGTAATAGTAGGTTTTTTGACACCTAATTGGGATGACAGTTGGGGAGGAGAATTACAAATAGAAGATAAGACATTTAAGTTTAAACCAGGTAATTTTGTTTTATTTTCTGGAACCGATTTACATGATGCTATGCCTGTGAAAATAGGATTACCTTATTGGCGTATATCTGTAGGAATATTTATTAAATAAATGGATAAGAATAATTTTTTTAACACAGTTATTTGGTCAGAGCATAAACCAGAATTTGTTACATCTTTATGCAAAGCATCTAATAAACCTATTAAAGATGCAAAAACAAAATCAAAAGACCTTATCAAAAAATATGGTGACTTTGGAATGAGTTATCATTCAACATCTTTATTAGTTGACAATAATTTTTTAGATTTTAGAAATTATGTTGGTCAAAAATCTTGGGAGTATTTAGATAGTCAAGGTTATGACATGTCATTATACACAACACTATTTAGTGAGCTATGGGTACAAGAGTTTGCTAAAAAAGGTGGCGGTCATCATGCAGCACACGTGCATTGGAATCAACACGTATCAGGTTTTTATTTTTTAAAATGTAGTGATAAAACTTCTTATCCAATATTTCATGAACCAAGAACAGGAGCACGTGCTACTAAATTAAAAATGAAACCAAATGAAAAAGGTATACAAGAGGGTTCAGATTTAATTCACTTCAAACCTACACCCGGTACATTAATTATATTTCCAGGGTATTTGGAACATGAATTTACAGTCGACTTTGGAATAGAACCATTTAGATTTATACATTGGAACATTCAAGCTGTACCAAAAGAAATGGCTAAAGATGTTTAAAACACATAAAAACATATTAAATAAAAAAGAAAAACAAAAAATCTTAAATTTTGCTAAAACTAAAGTTCAATATTTAGGGGAGGGTTATCCAGGGCTACAATCAAAAAACAATCTACACAGTTATGAAGAAATGAGTGTTTTTATTAAAAAAATAAAAAAAATTATTGAACCAGATAACATAAAAACTTGTTGGGTTAATTATAGCACGGGAGATACAATTGCTTGGCACACACATAATTGTAAATATAATATTGTATATTATTTATTTAACCCATCTAAATTAGGTGTGATGTTTCAAAAAGAAAATAATATTATTGAACATACCGAAGGCATAGAAAATTCTTTAGTTATATTTGATGGAAGTCAAATTCATTCAGCACCAAATAGTGATAAAAAATTTAATCGTTATACTATAGCAATAGAAATAATATGAGTTTTAAAAAAAATAAATATACAATTATTCGTCAAGCTATATCAAAAGATCTAGCAATTTTTGTTGCAAATTATTTTAGGATGCAAAAACAAGTATATGATACTTGTAAACAATCTAGATATTTTTCACCATTTGAAACTATACTTGGATATTATGAAGGTGAGAATGAACAGATTCCAAACACTTATTCTCAATATGCAAACATGGCTATGGAAACTTTATTGCTTAAATGTCAACCAGGTATGGAGAAAGCCACGGGATTAAAATTATACCCTGCTTATACTTATGCAAGAATTTATAAAAAAGGGGATGAACTTAAAAGACACAAAGATAGATTTAGTTGTGAGATATCAACCACTATGAATCTTGGTGGTGATGACTGGCCGATATATCTTGAGCCATCTGGAGAAGTAGGTAAGAAAGGTGTTAGAGTAGACTTAAAACCAGGGGATATGTTGGTTTATTCTGGCTGTGACCTAGAACATTGGAGAGAAAAATTTAAAGGTAAAGAATGCGTACAAGTATTTTTACATTATAATAATTGTAAGACCCCAGGAGCAAAGGATAATATGTTTGACAAGCGTCCACATTTGGGTCTACCTGGTTGGTTTAAAAATTGAAAAATTTTTATACAAAATTAAAAGAAAAAACTTTAGCCAATAGTAAACAAAAAAACACTGAGCTTTGGGATGTTGAAGGAATACTTCATAATCAAAAATTTAAATTTGATTTAAGACCTATTAAAAAAAATGCAAAAATAGGTAACTTTAAAACTAAAGCAGATAAAATGGTGTTTGATATGGAGAAAGAGTGGGTAATAGTAGATATACAAGAATTACATCAATATTTAAAAGAAAATGAATTAAAAGAAGTACATTTACAAGATTTGATATCTAAGCTAGATTGGAATATAATACTACCAAAAAATTAAAAACCCTATATAATACGAGGCTTATGTTACAGAAGCTTAATTTTAAACCAGGATTCAATAAACAAGCAACAGACTCAGGGGCTGAAGGCCAATGGGTAGACGGTGATTTTGTTAGATTTAGATATGGATTACCTGAAAAAATAGGTGGTTGGGAACAATTAACTGTAGCTCAAGAAACTATACCAGGAGCTGCAAGAGCTCAACATGCTTTTACTAGTTTTAAAGGTGAGAAATATGTTGCTATTGGAACGTCACAAGGATTGTTTTTATACTACGATGAAGCCTTTTACGATATAACACCGTTAGATGATCAAGTATCAGGGACAGCTACTTTTGACACTGTTCAAGGTTCTGCTGATGTAACTGTTAATCTTACCAGTCATGGACTAGAAGCTGGAAGATATATTACTTTTAATACTATGTCTGTTATACCAAACGGATTTACAGCTGCTTCTACTTTTACAGATGGAGCTTTTGAAATTAGAGATGTAACTAGTAACACTTTTAAAATTACTACTCCTACAGTAGCAGTTAACCCAGGTGGAAGTGCAACAGGTTCAGCTACTATTAAGCCTTACGAAGTAGTAGGTCCAACATTTCAAACAGCTGGTTATGGTTGGGGAACTTATCAATGGAACACAGGAACATGGGGAACGGCTAGAACGGTAAGTAACGTGATTCTGGATCCAGGCAACTGGAGCCTTGATAACTTTGGAGAAGTATTAGTTGCAACAATATTTAATGGTAAAACTTTTACATGGGATGCAGGGGCAGCCACACCTAGAGGAATCCGTGCTTCTCAAACTACAACAAATTTTAACACGACAAATAATCCTACAGCCAGTAGATTAACTTTGGTGTCTGATAGAGATAGACATTTATTTCATTTTGGAACTGAAACAACTATTGGTAATGCACTAACACAAGATCCAATGTTTGTAAGATTCTCTAATCAAGAGGATTTAAATACTTATGCACCTAGTGCAACTAACACTGCGGGTACATTTAGACTAGATACAGGAAACAAGATTGTTGCAGCCATACAAGGTAAAGATTATGTCTTCTGTTTAACCGATCAAGCAGCCTATGTAATTCAATTTGTAGGTCCACCATTTACTTTTTCTGTAAGACAAGTTGGTACAAACTGTGGATGTATAGGACCTAAAGCTGTATCCTATGCGAATGGAGCTGTGTGGTGGATGTCAGGTGAAGGAGGATTTTTTGTATTTGATGGTACAGTAAAATCATTACCATGCTTAGTCGAAGACTTTGTTTTTAGCACAGATGGAGATAATCTAGGATTAAACTATAATTCTGCTGATATTGTTTATTCATCACCTAATGCATTATACACAGAAATAAATTGGTTCTATCCTAAATCAGGGTCAGAGCAGATTGATAGATGTGTAACTTATAATTATTCAGAAAATGTATTTACCACATCATCCTTAGACAGATCTAGTTATCAAGATCAGGGTGTATATCCTGAACCATATGCTACAGATTATGACTCTACAGAGACTCCTGTTTTTGCTGCTATTAGTGGCTTAACTAATAAATATGGTGCATCTGTTTACTATTGTCATGAGAAAGGTGATGACCAAGTTAACAGTTCTGGCACTACATCGATAGACGCTTTTATTAGATCTGGAGATTGGGATATTACTTCACGTAAGAGCGCTTTGGGTCAGGCAACAGGGGTAGTTGATTATAGAGGAGATGGAGAGTTCTTTATGTCTGTTAAAAGATTTATACCTGATTTTAAATATTTACGTGGTAATTCTACAGTTACATTGTTTTTAAATGATTATCCTGATAATTCTCCAGTAGGATCACCACTTGGACCCTTTACAGTTACATCAACTACTGATAAGATAGATACTAGAGCTAGAGGAAGATTAGTCTCAATTAAAATAGCTAATACATCTACAGGGGAAGCATGGAGATACGGAACCTTTAGATTGGACGCACAACCGGATGGAAGAAGATAATGTCAGTAGATAAAAAAATAGATTACGTAGAACAAGATGGTTCTTTAAATTTTATAACAAACTCTGAATCTGTAACTGTTCCAAAAAGATTTAAAGCTAGAAAAGATGCACCAGCAACTAAGTTAGCATACATCACAGATGCTGAAGCTAAGATGTTAAAGAAAATGAAAAAAGGTACACCGCACAAAGGACCAAAAGGTATACCTAGTTATGATTCTTTTGGATCAATAGATGCTAGCGGTAAAGATACTGGTATGGCTGGTGGAGATGTTAGCAGAGCAGAGGCGGGAGACTTTGGTCCAATTGGCGGAGGTAATTTACCTCCAGGGGTAAAAAGCAAACCTACAAAAACAGAACAAGAATTAAGATCATCATTTATTGCAGCAGGTGGTGGTCAAAGAGTTAATCCAGGTTTTTTTGATAGTAGAAATAGAGTATCACCGGCAGAGTTAGCGGCAGCTAAAGCATTTAATCCAACTGCATTTAGTGCAACTCGTGGTGGTGGTATTATGAATTTCTTTACAAGTGGTGGATTATTAGGAAATTTAGTAAGAGGTCTTGGACAAAAATTTGGTTTTGGTAAAAGATATAATGAACCAACTTATGATATGAGCCGATTTAATAATACTAGACTGTATGAAGGTATACTTGGTGCCAGTACAAATCCTAACAATCTTGATATCTATAATGAATTTGTAGACGAAGAAGACAATGAGATAATAACATTACCTGATGGTAAACAAATAATAATACCTAAGAAAAAACCTACTAGACAATATATAAAACCTATTTCTCCAACTTTCACTGAAGAATTAGTAGAAGGGGAGGAAGAGGAGATTTTTCCTTTAAATCCATAATGGCTAAAGTAACTTCATACATACCAGAACCTCAACCACAATATGAGGTAGAAAACCAAAGACAAATTATTGAAGCTTTAGCTACTATGCAACAACAACTTAATTTTTCCTTTCAACAAGATTTAAAAAATGAACAGGATACCTTTACTTATTTTTTATCGTAATGACTATCCAATATAAAAATCAAGGTTTTAAACAAGCGGATACAGCTAAAGCAACAGTGCTTACCTGTCCTACTGATGGGGCAATTATAGTTAAAAGTGTATATTGTGCAAACAATGATGCATCATCAGGTATCCTGGTAAACATGAATTTTGTTGATTCATCCGATTCTAACACTGAATACGAGTTTTTTAGAGATGAAGTAACAGCCAAGACACAAGTAAATGCAACACCACAAGGCTTGAATTTAGAGGCCGGTGATGCTATAACTGTGCAAGCAGCTACAGGTAGTAATAAAATACAAGGCCTGATAAGTTATGCTTTAATAAACAGAGAGAATGAAAACGGATAACATAATTAAGATAGATTGCACTACTATAACTACGTGGCGTAATACTAAAACTAACGAAGTGTTTAAAGAAAAGAAAGATGGACCTGACATAGTTCAAGATGTAACTGTACAGGTTTCTCCAAAAGGATTAGACATGATACAGAAAGCGATGAATAATAATGACAATAAATCAAAACCCTAAAGGCGGAACTGAATTACAACAAGATTATTTACATAAATATGTAGATAATAAATTATTATCTGAAGTTCAGATATGTACATCTGTGCCAGGCAAAGTACCTTTGCATCCTACAAAAGTAAATATTCTATGGCAAAAAAATTCTTACGATCAAAGTAATTTATATCATTGGTTTAAAGATAAATCTAATCACGACAAATACGATTGGTATGTTTTTAATAGTCATTGGAACTATGAACATTTTAGAGATCATTTTGATATACCTACTCATAAATCTGTGGTTATTAAAAATGGTATAGATAAAATAGGTAAGTCTGCTCCTTATCAAAAAGGTCAACCTATAAAAATTATTCATCAAAACACGCCTTGGCGAGGACTATCTGTATTATTAGGAGCCATGCAGCTGGTTAAAAACCCATTAATAAGTGTAGATGTTTATTCTTCTACAGAAGTTTATGGTAAAGATTTTTATGATCAAAACGATCACGCTTATAAAGAACTTTACAAACAAGCAGAAGAATTACCTAATGTTAATTATATTGGTTACAAACCCAATGGATTTATAAAAGATCACATACATAATTATCATATGTATGTGTATCCAAGTATATTTGAAGAAACGTTTTGTATATCTTTATTAGAAGCTATGGCTGCAGGGTTGTATTGTATTACAACT